CTGCGTCAGGGTTGCGTGTGTACACCCAGAACTGAGTGTCGGTGTTGTTCTCGATGACTACCTTCCATGCCCATGTGTAATCGGCGTTGAAGAAGTCGCCATCCCAGTGGATGCGGAATAGTTTCTTGACACTTTTGGTGTCGCAGTCATTCTTGAAATCAAGAATCATGGTGTCGAGCATTGCCCACATGTCATACTTGTTAGCGTTGCTAAGAGCATTCCAGTTGTGAAGTAATACTTCACGAACTGAGGTATACATCTTCTCTAACTTACCTGCGTAGCAAATCTTCTCGCAGATACTAGTTGCATAGGGGCATGAGTATTGCTTGCCACTTGGCAGACCGAACGTGTTAGCAATCGCTGACCGCTTGCCATTCGGTGTTGCCATGTTGGTTACCTTGCGGTCGTTAGACCTTTTGAGTTTCGGCATTGCTTCTCCTTTCGTTGAGTTGCCCTATATATAAAGCACATCTAAAGATGTGCTATCTTGATACACGCTATCCACAACATGCGCCATCGGTAGTATCGGCACAGCATTCTGAACAGAATGGTTCGTTATCTTTCATGGAATTGCGACAGCCATACTCATCGAGCGTGTTCGTGCATGGGTGTCCTTCATACCCGAAGCAAGTGAGTTGAGCCAGTTCATCTATGCCCATGTCCATGATGTGCTTGGTCATAGCCAAGGCTCCAAGTGATGGCTCTGAACTATTGCCCACGCAGGGGCTGTCAACTTGCCACGCCACTTCACTCCCTCTGGGAGTTTTATTTTCTTGTAGTAATCCTCATCACTGCATGCATAGATGGCTTCGATACATGGTTCCACCATGGTAAGTGGAACTGGGGGATAGTGATTGCTTTGCAATTGGATGGTGATTGATTGCCGAATGTCAATGACATTCTCGGCTAGGTCTTGCGCTGTATTACGTCCCATTAGATGCGTCCTTCCACTAGTAGTCCTTCGATAAACTCTGACACTTTGCAGAGTTGTGCTTTCAATGACAAGTCATTGACTTCTTTCTCAGCAGTTAGCACCGCTTCGAACATCTTGACTATGTCTTGTTCGGTATAGCCCATCATTTACTTGCCTCCATTTCTAGTGCTTCGGTGTCTGTCTTTCCTTCCTTGATACATCCAGCGCAGATATACCAACCTCCATCTATCATGATGAAGTCGGCTACGCCTTCGCAATGAACACACTCTTCATACATTGCTTTCCTCCTCTGATTTAATGAGGTCGTCAACCTCTGGTTGTAGTTCGCTAGGCACGAGCTCGACTGTGTATTCATGCTCGGCATAGTTTTGGTCTTGCTCCCAGTCGCCTTCTTCGAAGGCAACATCTATTGCTTTCTCTTTCGAGTCCGCTTCTACCTCTTGGTAGAACATGAACTCGCGCTTCTGCCATACGAGATATTTAGGCATTGGTTTCCTCCTTGTCTACATAATCGGGATGCCAACTTGACTCCCGAACGTCGCGTCCGAACGCAATCTTGAGTGCGATTGCCACCATTGGTGTGATGTCTTCGTATTTCCCACCATATAACTGGCTTGCATTTGGTATAGATGGGACGTTGATATCTTGTGTGTAATCACCGACAACCATGACTCGGTCGCCAGCCCATCGCCCAGACACGCCAGTCAATGGCAGGTCGCCACCTCCAGCGCTAGGGCTAGTCATTACCAACAGATACATTGCATCAGCAATGGTTCCGTTGAATGCACCTACTTGTTCGCGTTGCTTTGCGCCTAGCCCTAATCCGTAAGGCTCGACGATTTCTTTCTTGTCATAATTGACAAGGACATGGTATTGCCCCATTAGTTTGCCTCCGTTTCTTTGATACTGCTAATCACATGATTAGCAATGAGTTGGAATGGGTAATCTCCAGTCGCTAGCATTTGGCGTAGCAGTAAAGCACCCACTTCTGACACCTTGTCTTCGACAAGCGTTGCCATTTGATTAACCAGCACGTCCCACTCTTCACGTAGGTATGCGGTCGTTGCTATTGGCTCACAGTCCATAGACTTGACATCGTCAACGAGTTGGTTCCATGAATCATGGTCATTCTCAATGACCAATAGCCAGTCGTGGGCGAACCACTCTGCTAGTTGATTACTCATTAGATTTCTCCCTTCGCTTGCAGCTCCGCGAGAGCGTCGCCCCATGCGACACTCAATGTGTGGTACTTGGTTTCCACGATGACTGTATTCCAGTCATCGAGTTTCATTACCTCGACCCAATACATCGTGCCAGTGGGTGAGTTCTCATCTTCTTGCCAGTTAATCGCTACTTTGTAGTTCATCAGTATTCACATCCTTTGCATTCGGGACGGAGGCAATCACCGCATGTGATGACTGCCTCCATCGAGGTTTGGTCTGGGCTACTCACGAACTGTGGTTTCCCAGTGGTTGTCTATATCAGCAGACCTTTGGTCTGCTATCAAGAGATGCCTGCGCCACTCTGTGTCGCGTCGCATCATGCCAGCGAGAGCCCCGATTCCGAGGCACATTCCTGTATAACAGAGGAACAGGATGGATAGGATTAGGTCATTGCTCATTAGCGTGAACCTCCTTTCAGTGTTAGGTATGCGTTTGGTTCAACCTTGAGCACGGCTGCGAGAACCTTGTCAAAGTTTGGGTATTGCCCCATCGCCTTGAGGATTGCCTCAATCTTCTTTGAAGATTTGGCAGTGTTGGTAGTGATGCGAACCTTGGCGAATACTCGCTTGTTGTCCGCCTTGCTGATGTGAACAGTGCCGTTCTTTACGACACCGCTTAGGGTTTCGGTTGCTACTTTTCTCATGGTGTTTCCTTTCTGCCGTCGGGATTTCCGACTGGCTCGACATATATAAGCAGAACTATGTTCTGCTATCTTGAGATGTGTGTATACGCAATGAATAGCCCATGCGTGTGCGAGCTGTTAATAGCACATACGCTATGCGTGTAGACAGGCGCGTGATGTGGGTGTGGCGTGTATGTCATGTGCCATGTGTGTCGGGTCATGTGTCATGTGTTAGGTGCTACGTTAGACACGCCGTATTTACGCTCAGTCATCAGGCTGAATTTGACAATGAGGGGCAGTTCATGAGAGAATAGTTCCGTTGCTGAGCATTCGGCTCGGCACATTCAACGGAAGGCAACACGATGAACAGCACAGCATGGACACACGATGACCTACTCGTAAACTTGAAGGCGCACGTTGCAGAGGTGAAGCATTCTTACGGAATTCCATCTCTCGACCATGCGCCCGACTGCGACTTGGTCTTGCTTGAGGATGCGCGAATCGGCGACCTAGTTCCACTAGGTAAGGGTCGCGTAGGTATCGTGTATGACATCGAAGAGAATCGCGGGGTCGCGGAGTTCAGCATCATCACCGCTACTTGTCGCGTAGTAATGAAGAGAATCGCCCTATAGGATAGTCAGGGGACACCCCTCTCTCACACACGGTGGGGGAGGGGTTTGTCCTGTGTGGGCGAGCGTTTTTGTGGGGAGAATGGGGGCGCATGCCCCCTTTTTTTATGCCCGCGCCCTTGACGACCCCAGGGTTTTTTAACACCACCCCCCGCCCGCCCCCCACTATCAGCTAAAATATTTTCACCAGAAAACCAGCTCTGACCAGGACTTTTGTTATACCAAGAAAAAAAGTTTGATTTACCCCTTGAAACACGCCGACGCTCTAGACCCCTATATAAGTGTAACGGCTGAGTTCCACGAAGCCGTAAACGCGGGCTTAACGCCCGCTTTAACTTGGTTAAAAACATATAGTGGGGATACTTCTGTCTATACCCCTGTAGACCCCTACAGCTACTGGAGAAGACTTGGAAAGAAACCTAACCCCCGAAGAAGCCAGAAAAGAACTGATTAACTTGGTGCGCCAAGGGCGCACTATTGTAGATGCCCTTAAGGTTATTGGTCGTTCTCGTTCTTGGTATGACACCCAGAGGCGCGAAGCTGAAGGCTTCGCTGCCTATATAGATAACGCTCGGTTAAGAACATCCGACCTCGCTGATGAAGCTCGGTCTGGTCTATCTGACTTTGCAGAGTTTTCTGAGAAATACCTGGGAGCCAAGGTATGGGACCACATGCTTAACGTGGTCGATATGTTGGAAGGTAAGGAACCTCGTTGGTTACATCCAGCGATGACTTACGAAAAAGGGTCGGCGGGTTTATCCCGCCTCTTGGTAAATATTCCACCAAACCATGCCAAGACTATGACCATTACAATTAACTATGTTACCTACCGTATAGTTAAAAATCCCAACATCAATGTGATTGTTATTTCTAAAACCCAAGAGCAGGCTAAGAAGTTTCTCTATGGTATTAAGCAACGCCTGACTCATCCTCGGTATGCTGACCTACAAGCAGCTTTTGGTCCTACTGATGGTTACAAAGCTACCGCCGACATGTGGTCGGCTAATAAAGTTTATCTGGGAGCGGATGTCCGCGAATCAGATGCTAAAGACCCTACCGTTGAAGCTATCGGTATGGGCGGTCAAGTATACGGCGCTCGCGCCGACTTAATCGTACTTGACGACGTAGTCACTCTCTCTAATGCGGGAGAGTGGGCAAAGCAACAAGAATGGATTCGACAAGAAGTTGCCTCTCGTCTACCACCAGGTGGGGGTCAGCTTCTTGTTGTCGGAACTCGCGTATCTGCAACCGACCTATATAAAGAACTTCGTAACACACAGCATTACACGGACGGAATTGTTCCGTGGTCATATTTGTCCATGCCTGCCGTATTAGAATACGCAGACAATCCAAAGGATTGGAAAACCCTTTGGGCTAAGTCGGAGCAACCACTTACTGAGGATGATACCCCAGATGAGAATGGATTCTTTGACCGATGGACTGGACCGCGTCTTACTGCGGTCCGCAATGAGGCTGGTCCCTCCAAATGGTCTTTGGTTTACCAGAACCTCGATATCGCAGAAAATGCAATCTTCGACCCGATGTGCGTCAGAGGCGCAGTTAATGGAATGAGAAAATCGGGTGCGCTGGTTGCAGGCGCTGCGGGTCATCCTGATAATGCACAGAACTTCTATCGCATTATTGGTATAGACCCAGCCATGTCTGGTGACACGGCAGCAGTTGCTTACGCAGTCGACCGCAGAACACACAAGCGCTATGTCATGGACGTTCACGTCATGAGCAGCCCCACACCTGCAGCGATTCGGTCTTTGATTCGAGAATGGACGGATGCTTACAAGCCTCATACTGTCATCGTTGAATCCAACGCATTTCAGCTTTTCTTAACCCAGGACGAGGAGATTAGAAACTTCTTGTCTACTCGCGGTATTAACTACCGCCCCCACTACACAGGTAATAATAAACAAGACCCAGAGTTTGGTGTAGCTTCTCTGGCTCCGTTATTCGGAACCGTTATTAAACGTGACGGTAACAATAACAATTTGAAGCATGCTGGCGATAACATAATTGAGTTACCAGATGCTTCACGTAATGAACATATTAAAAAGTTAATAGAGCAATTGGTTGTTTGGCAACCAGGAGTTCAAGGCAAGAGATTAAAGATGGACGCTGTGATGGCGCTCTGGTTCTGTGAAATCGTAGCCCGCGATGTTTTATTAACTTCAGCAAATGTGCCAAACTTTTTGAAAAACGAATTTACACCTCAGAAGCAAATTGAAGATAGGTACATTGTTAACCTAGATGATTTAGCTGCTGCACAGCGAATAGCGAGATTGTGATAATGAAAGAACTTGTACATGCATACGAGCAATTAAAGACTCGTAATGCTGAGCGCGATAAGCGCATGCGCGAAGTTGCTTTGGTCCGTTCAGGTAACGCCGACCAAGTATTTCGTGGTTTGTTCCCAGAGGGAACATGGTCTAGACCTATCATCGCCAACCTTATTGACGTGGTTGCTCGTGATGTTTCTGAGCAGGCAGGTGTACTACCTACCATAACGGCTGCTGGAGATTCATCCCTTGATGATTCACAGCGTACCAAGGCTGATAAAAGAACTAAGATTGCAAATTATTATGTTGCTGCATCTCGTCTTGGAACAGAGCTACTGCGTGGCGCAGACCAGTTAGGAACTTACGGCTTCTGTATTTTCAGAGTCGAACCTAACTTCAAGGAAAAAAGACCACACATCCATGTAGAAAACTCCATGGGTGCGTATTACGACATGGACAGGTTCGGAGAAGTATCTGTCTATTGCCGTTCTTATTATCGTAAGGCTGGCGATTTAGCAGCCAAGTTCCCAGAACTAGCAGACAAGATTCTACAGACAAGTGCATTCGGTCGTACCGATAGTAATGAACTTCTAGAAGTTGTACGATGGACTGACAAGAATCGCACCGTAATGTTTATACCAAGTCGCGGAGGTGCAGTTCTTGCCGAAACACCAAACAAGATTGGTCGAGTCCCAGTTGCGATTGCTCAGCGTCCTTCGCTTGATGGCGAAACACGAGGCGCATTCGACGATGTTCTGCCAGTGTACGCAGCAAAAGCGCGTCTTGCTTTGCTCACTATGGAGGCTGTTCAAAAGTCTGTTGAAGCTCCTCTTGCTCTTCCCACTGATGTTACTCAGCTTTCCGTTGGTCCTGATTCGGTCATTCGTTCGAACAGTCCTGAGAAAATACGTCGTATAAATCTAGATGTACCACAGTTTGCATTTGCTGAGAACAATGTTCTAGCAGATGAAATGAAATTAGGAACCCGCTTTCCTCAAGCACGTGCAGGACAAGCAGAAGGTTCTATCGTTACTGGTCAAGGTGTCAAGGCACTTATGGCTGGATTCGATTCACAGATTAAAGTTATTCAATCAATCCTTGGTGAAGCAATTGGCGAAGCAATCTCTATTGCATTTGCTACTGATGAAGCATACTTCCCAGCACTATCTCGTGAAGTATCTGCAACAGCCAATGGAGTTCCATACAAATTAAAATACAAACCATCAATCGATATCAACGGCAATTACGGCGTAACGGTTGAATACGGATTGATGGCAGGTTTAGACCCTAACCGAGCATTGGTATGGGGTCTGCAAGCACGTGGCGATAAGCTCATTTCACGAGGAATGCTACGTCGTAATTTACCAATTTCGCTCAACGCTGGAGAAGAAGAGCGAGCAATTGATATCGAAGAGATGCGTGATTCATTGAAAGCATCTATCTCTCAACTTGCTGCTGCGATACCACAAATGGTTTCGCAAGGACAAGACCCGATGCAGATTGTAGAAAAGATGGCGACAGTTATTGAAGAGCGTAAAAAAGGCACACCGCTTGAAGATGCGGTAGCCAGAGCGTTCAAGCCAGAACCAGCACCAGAAGCACCACAAGCGCCAGAGATGGCGCAACCAGAACAACCAATGGGTATGGGTGGCGGAATGCCACAGA